TAGCGACTGCACCTATAAGGGTAAAGTCTGTTGTTCCTACACTTCTAATTGTGTATTGTTTTGTGGCTACAAATGAGCCTGCTGTTATGTTATATGCGGTATCTATACCTTCTAAAGATGTGCCAGTTGTAGCAAGAGTACCTAAATAGTCTACGTCTGTATCAGCACTACACCATTTTTGTGTTTGGAAGTTATATATAAGTAATTCTTTATCACCAGATACGTTAGTATAGTTCCAAATAACTAAGTTACGTTCAGGGTCTATACTTGATGAGATAGAATCTATATCGCCAATGTTAGCGTTGCCAAAGAAAAATCTATCTATTTTTTCTGCACCGATAGGAGTAACTTGTTGTCCGTTACATGAGTAGAATCCGTCATCTGCTAAGAAGTAAGTAACTCCACTATACTGAGCTACAGAGCCACCTTCTATACAGCCTACGTTACGACTAATTGTGTCAAACTGAAAGAATAAAGGTGAGCCAATATATGACATTCTTACAATAGCTTTTTCTAAGAATACTAGACCATACTCGCCACCAACAATCCCTGTAATATCACCACCGTCAGGAAGTTCTTGGAAATCACTTTGTGATGCTGCACCTGCTGTCCAATCCGTTGGGTCATTTATATCTGACCAGTTTACTCTTGCTGGATTTGTGCCTGCACCTATATTTGCACACACTACAAAATCACGAACAACTGTTACAAACTTAGCAATAGGAGCTGTTGCAGCTAAATCACCAAAGTAACTAGATGAGGTTACATCATAATATTGCACTTTTTCAGAACCATTTGTAGCGATAGCAAAGCTACCAAACTGTATAAATTGCCATCTATAACTACCTGTATAATCAGGAGCTATAACTGTTCCTGTGGCTGCTGCACTTGTAATATTAGCATTAACTTTAGCATAGGTAAATGTTGTAGCTGTAGGTGTTGCTGTAATAGTATAAGTACCATCAAATACATTGTTACTTGCGTCTACTGTGACGCTATCGCTTGTGCTATAGCCATGAGCAGAAGCAGTTGTAATAGTAGCTACGTTAGATGTTAAAGCTACATTGCTTATGGTTCTTGCTGCACTCTTACTTACATTATCTAATGCTAGGCTAGTTGAGTCTAGTTTAAATAGTTTAGTAAGACCACCTGCAAATAAAGTAACATCATTATCTATTTTAGCAGCAAAGACATTAGTTAAGTCTTCACTTGCATCAGCAGAATAGTTTACTGCTGACTTAAATGCACCATAACCTACAGCTAAAGGAATAACATTGTTGGCTTCAGATACTGTGTCTAAAATGCTCGGTTGGTCTGGTAACCAGTCTTTAAATGCTATACGTTGTGTAGGCATATTAACTCTTCATAATAAATGCTAAAGCGTAGTAAGGTACAAGGTTAGCATTAGTAGCACTTACACCTTCTGTGCTATTTGCTACTGTAATACCTGTAAATGCTGTAGATGTATTAGTTGAACTACCACTTCCTGCTGAAAGATTATTACCACCACCAGCAAGACCAATTGAGCTTGGGTAACTATATGTATGTAAGTGTCCTGCGTCTGTTACTGTTGCAGTATGTGTGTGGCTCGGAAGAGAAGCATCTTTACTACCACCTGTTTGTGAAGGTGTACCAGTAATGTTAGTTTTAGCAGCACCACCACTATCAGCAGTAGCACCTATAATAAATTTATCTCGTAAATCAGGAGTTGAACTAGAGCCATTACATAATAGCCATCCAGTAGGTATAGTAGCAATAGTACCTGACCACATTATAATCATGCCTGCTACAAATATATTCCCCCATGTAGGTGTTCCTGAACCTGCTGATGTTAATACTTGACCAGATGTGCCTGCTGCACCATCTAATGTTAATGCACCTGTAACTGCAAGTGTGCCTGAAGATGTTAGTGTGCCTGCTACAGTAAATGGGTCACCGCTTGTGCCATCTTGTTGGTCTTTTAGTTGAGCCATTACAGACCTAATAGCATTGTTTACGTTTGCAGGTGAGCATCCTTCAGCAATGTTAATATTACTAATGTCGGTGTTACTTGCTGGGGTTGCTGAATATTCACTAATTTTTGTCTTTGCCATTTTTTATCCTTGTTGTAACCATGTGTCTGTACCTGCTGATACAGTTGTCCATTCTTCGCCTTGCTTATATCCTTTAGCTGTAACTGTCGCTGTGTTAGTTATAGAAATAATAACTGAATATATAGCTGCAGCACTTACAGTAACAGTCGCTAATGCTGTTATACTAGAGTTTCCACTAAATACCATGTTACTTAGTGCTGAAACAGTAGTGCTTGTGACAATATGAACAATACCGTCTACAGTTCCTTCAATATTAACTTCCATGACTGCATTACAAGTAATGCTTGCAATAGCTAGTTTTATTTCACCTACTAACGAGCTAAATGGAACTTGGGAAAATGCACTTATACCAAACATTATCTACTCCAATTTTGTGCGTTTAATACCTCTATAAGAGCTTCTACAGTAGTTGATGCTTGTATATCAGTTTCTAATCTATTTGACTCTGTGATGATTTGTGTGCGTTTTAGAGCTACTTCTAAAGGTATATCTATACTTCTTTCAGCTTTACGAATAACATACCAGTCTGTAGCGTTAAGTAGTTTACTTGCTGTATCTTTAACTTGAGCTACAAATTGACTTTTAAGTCCTTTAGTTACAACTTGTTCTGTAGTATCAATCATAGACTCTGTAGCTTTGTTATATACTTGTTTATAGAGTGGTGTTCCATCTTCTTTAACTTCCAGTTTATCTTCAAGAGCTTTAGGTAAGTCTGTGTCCCAGTAGAATCTTGAGTCAAATGGTGCTGGGTCTGCTACCCATGTAATGCCAATAGCTGCTTTTTGTTCCTCTGTAGAAACATTAAGCCATTGTGGTGGGTATTGTGTTCCATTAGCATCATAAAAGGAGGTTCCCTCTGCTAATCTATTTCCGTTTAGTAAAAACATTTGTTACTCCTTGTTTAAATATTCATCAAAAGGTGTATTTTCTAAATAATACAAAGCCCTTTGTAGTCCTTCTATGTTATCACCCAAATGCCCTATACCTGTGTTGCATCCTGTGCATAATATACCTCTAACTTTATTTGTTTCATGGTCATGGTCTATATTCATTCTGCGTCTTATATTCTCAATAGGTTTAGCACATATAGCACATCCACCACCTTGAAACTCTAATAATTCTGCAAACTGATGAGTAGATATACCATACTGTTTACGCATGATATTATCTTCTCTTTCAAGACCTGACCAGTTATGTGGCTTAAAGTTATCACATGACATTGGTTTATTATTTTTTTGTATTTCTCTACTATTTTGTATATGTTCTTGACCACAAGACGAACATTTAATAACCCATTTATTTGGTTCATCAGGTCTAATAACTAAACCTGAATTATTTTCATACCCAACAAGATTAAGTCTTGGTTTTCTAACTCTTTGCATCACCGAGCCAAACTATTCTTAAATGGGTTCTCTGCAAAAGCCATACCTATATATGTTGCACTAGAAATATTTGGTTCACTAGCATATCTAATTTTAAACCCATTACTTAATATGTCCATTGGATAACCAGAAGATGCTGGAGTATATTCAGCAGCAGAAGTATTTGCATCAAGTCCTTGACCAGCTAAATTATAAGTATCACGAGCAGTATCAATTAAATGCCAGTTTTGAGCATTAGATGAAGATTTAATTAGCAAGAATTTAGGTCTAAATCCAAGATATACAAAAGTTCCGTCTGTAGAACCATTGCCAGTATAACTAAATGCTTTACTAAACCCTGCTATTTCTGCCCAGCAATAAGCTACATAAGTTTCAGTATTAGAATACCAAGTTCCTGTAGAAAATACAGTTGATGTTGGACTTGTATTGTTCCAATATGTAGAACCTGATGTTGAGGCAGCAGTTGTATCTAGTCTTAAGTAATTACCATTTCCTGTGGTAGATGTATAAACATTCCAGCCATTAACTGCATTTCTGCCTTTAGTAATAATCATTTTAGGTGCAACACCTAATCCATGACCAATAGTTGCATTGCTTCCTGTAGCAGTCCATGTAACCACACTAAACCCAGCAGTTGTATTTACAGATACAGTAGATGTAATAGAACCACTCGTGTTAGATGATGTTGAACCTTGACCAGCTTGCCATTGCCAACCTACATAGGTAGTTCCGCTTTGATTTACACCTGTTGTTGATGTATCTGCACCAACAGTAAAACCATTGCTTGCAAATGCTGTTAATGAGTCTGTTCCTGTGCCTTCTGCTGAAGTAGATGCAGATTGTAAATATTTAGTTGCACCACGAACAGAATCATATAGTAAATGAGTTATTGCAGCACTTCTAGCTTTTGTCCATACAAAGTCAGGTTTAAAAGCTCCAGCATTAGTGATTGTTGCAGTTGCTCCTGTTCCTGTATATGTAGTTGCATCCATATACTTATTACCTTGAGGAATAGTGCTATCAGGTAGGTTATATGTGTTTAGTCTTACATAGCCTGTAGGAGGTGTGTAAGTAAATGGGCGTTGTCCGAAGTTAGCTGATAAAACATTTCCACTATAACCATAACCGTAAGGTGTCCATCCTGTGCTTGGAAGTGCTGAAGCTATATCTGTAAATGCTGTTCCTTGACTTGTATTGTTTTTATAAAATGTAATAGTTCCACTATCTATATCTAAAGCAACACCAATAATATCGCTTGTTGTATAAGATGAGCCATAAGTTGATGATACATTTCCTGTAGTTTGTTTTTGTCCACTACTTCTATATACTCTATACACAGCACTTGTGCTATCAATTGATACTGCTTCTGATATTCCTATTTGAGAATCCCCACCTACAGTATCTACTGTAACTTCCCAATAATATTTGCCACTAGTAACAGCAATAGTTCCATAAGCAGTTGCATAACCACCAGTTGTAAATGTAGAGGTTAAATTAGCATTTGAAAAAGTTGTTGCAGCGCTAATGCGAAAAGTTAAAGGATTCCATGTGCAGTAATTAGCCACAGTCGCACTTGTTAGCGTAGGACTGTCTATCATAGCATCATAGGTTACGCCAGCGGTCACGGATATGTTATTAGTAGTCCAGTAGTTAGCGTTACCTGAGAAATCTTTACCTAGACCTGCATTAGAACCTGATGTAGTAGCTATGTCAGAGAATTTAAGGTAGAACCCATTAGTGCCATAAGTAGAAGTATAGGCTTTTGGTTTCCATGAGCCTGTGGTTGTATCTGTTTCACCAAATGATGATGGTGTTAGGGCAGTTCCGTCAATAAAATTAAACTCTGCTATGTAGCCATCATACAAATTGTCTATTAAACTTCTTGTGCCAATGCGGTGTGCAACATTATTGTTAATACTTGATGTTGCATTTTGTGATGGATAAGTTGCTGTTAAAGCTGTAACTTGAGTACCATTAACATATATTTTTATTCTATTTGTAGATGTTGCTTGTGTTGTGTCAAAAGCAACGACTAAATGATACCAAGCTGAAGGGTCACGAAATAATTGAGTTGTTTTTGCACTCCAACCACTTCTGTCGCTTATCATAAATTGGTCAGTAGTAAAGAAAATATCAATGTCTGATGAACCTGTTGTGCCAGCATTAAACACAATTTGTTCTGTGCCTAATGTTCCTCTTTTAACCCACGCACTTAAAGTCCATGTTGTTCTATTAGTTGCACTAGCTGGTGTTCTGTTAAGATAAGCAGATGCACTACTTCTAAAGCGAAGTGAGTTGTTTATGGCATAATCACCACTAGTACTAATAGCATTACTATTATTTAAAATAGCCATTATGCCATTATCCCACCAGTAGTTACATATACATTAGTGCCATCTGTAAAGTATGACAATAAGTATGTTCCTGCTGCTGATACTGTAGCTAAGAATGTAGTATTTACTTTTGTAGTTGCTGCTGCTGTTACAGTATAGCCACCAGTATTTACTAATAGTACATAGCCTGATTGACCTGCTGTAATGTTAGTGAATGTAAGAGCAAATGTAGCTGTAGGGGTACATTTAAAGTTGTTGGTGACGTTCATGTCAAATGAACCATCATTGTCTGTAGTGACTGTGCCACGCTGTGATGCTGTGAATGTTTCTAAAATACTTAACCCTGCAACTGTAGCACTTGTAGCTGGGAATGTCATTGTAGTGGCATCTGTGCCTGCTAGAGTAAGTGAGTTACTTGCAGTTAAAGTTTTACCATCTGCGATTGTAAGAGTTGCACTTGTAGCTGGTGCTGTAAGGGCTACTTTGTTTACAGAAGTTGCTGTAGCTACACCTAATACTGGAGTGACTAATGTAGGGCTAGTAGATAATACAACTGCTGTTGTTCCTGTAGATGATGTAACACCTGTTCCACCATTAGCTACTGGTAGAGTGCCTGTTACGTTTGTAGTTAAGTTTGTAAATGTAGTAGATGTTGTGCCAGTACCGCCATTAGCGATAGGAAGTGTGCCAGTAACACCTGTAGTAAGAGGTAAGCCAGTTAAGTTAGTAGCTGTGCCTGAAGTTGGAGTGCCTAATATTGGAGTAACAAAAGTAGGTGAAGTAGCAAATACTAAACTACCAGTTCCTGTTTCATCTGTAACAGCACTTCTTAAATTAGCACTAGATGGAGTGCCTAAAAATGTTGCAACGCCTGTGCCTAAACTTGTAATACCTGTGCCACCATTAGCTACTGGAAGTGTACCTGTTACGCCTGTAGTTAAAGGTAGTCCTGTAGCATTTGTAAGCGTAGCTGAAGCTGGTGTTCCAAGAGCAATAGCATTACCGCTAGCATCAGCATAAATACCTCTTTCAGCAGGGTAAGTACAGAATACACTTTTAGTTCCTGCACTAAAGTTTACTAGAGAACCAGCATTGCTAGACTCTAATACAGTAGTACGAGATAAAGTAGTGCCTGAAGATGTATATGTGCCAATACCTATTTCAAAACTACTATCCATAACAATAGCATAGTAAGTTGTATTAGCGTCACCTATGACTGAGAATGACTGGAATCCAGTAACTGCACCTGCTAGGGTAAGCGTGCCTGTCCCTGTAGTGGTAGACGTTTCTTGCACTCTATCTTTAACAATTAATGCCATATTTTTTCCTTTTAGTTACGATAGAACTAAGCTAATGTAACTGATAAATTGCCTGTGGTTATCTTGAATACATCACCTATACCTACAGTTTTACTGTCGTCTAGTGGTGAGTGATATAAAAGATTACCTGCTGTAGAAGCATCTCTTAAACCAACGTGTGTAACTGTACCCCATGCTGCTGTGCAAGTAGGGAAGGTTACGTCAGCAGAGCTTAATGAAACTCCGTTAGATGGTGCAGCAAAGGTAACTGCTGTTCTAGCGTAACTACCGCCAGTAACTTCTGTGCCTGTGTCTGCGTCTGTTGGATCTGTTGTATATAATGCTACATATACTGTTGTTGGTGCTGTGTAAGATGTTGCTCGTAGAGTTACGTTAATTAAAGCGTTCTCTAAATAATTACTCATTTCTGCCATGATATTTTCCTATGCTATTGTTATTGATAAAGGACTGCTTGCAAACTCACCAGATTCGTCTGAGGATGATAAAGCGGTGATGCCTCTATCATAAAGAGCAGCCCAAGTTTGTATTCTTGAGTCATTTAGTAAGTATGGTTCTGCTTCACCTAATGCACCATAAAGAAGTAGATCTGGGCAAGTAACTAAAAATACATTAGATGATACAGATGAACTTAGTTCTGGGGGTGCTGCGTAATAAAGCATAGAGAGTGTGTAAGCACTATCTGGGATAGGTGCAAATTGAAACTCTGCTGCTAGTACTGTATATTTTGTAGGTACACCAGACTCGGTTGTTCTGGCATTTCTATAAAAATTACTAGGGCTTAAATATTCTATAGAGCTAACTGGGTTAGTAGATACGTGCAAATCACGCATAGATAAAAAATCACTAGGTAATCCTACAGTAGAGTCGGCTGCTGTTGTAGTAGCTGTTACGACTTTAAGCATTTGTCTAATACGCAAATCTCTTTTAAGTCTTTTCTCTGCTAGTGTAATAAAGTCTGGGATCTGTGTTGTTAGATCTGTACGAGCCAAATAATCAGCTACAGATGCTTTTAGTTCTGTGTATGTTGTAAATGCCATTATACTGTGCCTTCTCGTGTACGAAACACTCTGTTATCTGGGTCATTAAGA